TCGGTTCTAATCCACCAATACCTGTGATCAGACTAAAGTGAAAGTTTTCCTGATTTACATATTCTTCTATATCAATTCTAAAAATTAAATCTAATAGTTCTTTAAAATTTTCATCATCCTTCATCACTTTTCTAAATACTCTATCTATCTCTGCAAAGAATGAATTTTTAGGATAAACAAAATCTCTTGTCTCACGAAGTGTCCCTCTCTTTCCTGTTAGGGCTGCCTTCTTTTCATTATCCGATAAAGCATTATTTAATTGTTTCTTCCATGTAGTTTTGAAATCTGGTTCCTCACCAAATCTTACTTTATATACTGCAGCAAAAAAATCATTCTCAGCATCATTCAACTTTTTTTTATCAGCAGTGCTCGCTTTAAGTATTAGAAAACCAGCAGTTTTCTTTCCACTCGCTGATGCATCACCAACTATTGGTTTATTAAGTAAAGTAGGGTCTGCTTCTTTAGGTTTGTATCCTTTTTTCTTAAGTGATAACCCCCAATGATGAGTTGTTTTTCCTAGATTAAATTTAATAATTAAGTCTGATGAGTTGTAAGATTTGATTATAGTATCTCTTGACGTATCTTTACCCTTATACTTTTGAATATTCTTTGCCCACTTTGCACCTGTTTGATATACTTCAACCTTTGATGCACTATTTCTTTGTAATAAAGTATTGATATAATTTGATATTGATAAAGCTTTAGCGAGATTCACTATGTCACCCTCAATCAACTTTGCATCCTTTTCCTTATACCCATCAACTTTTCTGCGATTATCATAAATCTCTTTACATATTTCCTCCATTTTTGCATTTCTCTTATCAAGTGCTAATGGATTAATAACATTTTCTTTATAAATTTTGCCTGTGGCAATAAGAACACCAGACATTAATTCATGTGGATCACCTTGAACCGTCCTTAGTGCTTTAGCAAATATAGCAAATGCTTTTGTTTTATTTGTTTTAGGAAGACCATCTGGTTTTATTTCTTGAATCTCTAATAAAATAGACTTTGATCCGGATGAGTAATCTGTATATCTACTAAATGTTAAATCTAAAACCTCTGCATCTATTTCATTTAATTTAAGTACGTCTGTATATAATTCAATAATTCTATCTTTCTGCCTCTCAACACTTGTCCATATTTTTTGCATGACAGCATCTCTCTTAGTGCTGCTATTAACTACTATACGAGCACCATATCCTGCCTTTTCTAATTTACCAAAAGAGGTGTCATTATCAATGGGAATAGCATAACTAGGATCTTCTTGTGTTAATCCTTGATTATTTGATGTAACTACTCTTGCTATATCAACGAGTTGTGCAACTTCTTTTGATAAATCAGTTAATACTTTTTTGATATCGGCCATTAACCTTTATTTTTGAAATATTTATTGATTATGTCTATCTGATCTTGATACTTGGCAATCATATCTAACTCTTGTTCGATTGCTTCTACAATATTTGAGTGCTCACCAATACCTGCAGGATTAGTCAAATACACCTCTACGTTTGCTACATGTTTCTGAATGTCACCTTGTGCATGTGCTAACAGTGCTTTGATTAATTGTTCTCTCATGGTGTTAAATTTGCTACAACTATTTATCATCCTCAACGGATGGTTTACCGAATGTTTTGTATGCCAACTGCTCCTTTAGAAAAACAACTTGTGCTTTGAGTTCTTTGTTTTCCTTCTCTAAGTTTTGGATGTGTTCTTCGTAAACTGTGATCATGTCTTCTAGTTTTTCTAATTTAACTTCTTTGTCCCAATCCATTTGAGAGGTTGCCATTGTATACTTTAAGTTTAACCATCGCTTTACCTATCGTCAATAGCACGATTCTCTGAATAATGGACATCAAAATCTCCACCGGGATATCTTTTCTTTAATTTCTCAACATTACCTTCGATTACTTCATCCAGTGAAACATGTAGTGCTTTACATGCTTGCATCACATACCACATCACATCGCCCAACTCAATAATAAGATGCTCACGATTATCATGATTCCAAGGTTTACCTTGGAAAACCATTTTCTTAACGATCTCCATAAATTCACCACCTTCAGCACTAATGCCAACAGCAGCAGTAAGAAGCCTGTGAATATTGGAACCCTCTCCGTCAAGGGTACTAAGACTCTCAAGGAAAGATTTATAATCCTTACTGGGATTGGATGTGACACCATCCACGAATACAGCATACTTATCCAAGTCAACTTTCTGTCCTGAGTAATTGATATGAGGTTGTTGGTCGTTGTGAGTGTTGTGATCTCCAGACATAATTAAAATTTGAATTCAGCGAATGATTTCTTAGGAATCTTTTCTTCATTATACTCCTCATTTGCTCCTGAGTCAAGCACATCTTCTTGTGCCTTTTGTTCACAGTCATATATCCTCATTTTTGCACGATCAATACCAACAATAAATCTCTTGTGTATGGTTGGATCGTTGTATCTATTCTTCAACTGCTTGACCATTATCTGACTTAGACCCTCCAGTTCTTCAGTAGAGATAAGAGCAAACATAAGATCAGCAGTTGCAGGAAGGCCAAATGACTCAGAGGTATCGGTAAGATCAACATCAGAACTAGCAAAACCACTGCGAGTAGTTTGAGTTGCGGATACAATCGGAACGTTCGCTTCGACAGCGAGACCTCGAAGTTCTTCCGCAATCGCTTTGATAAATGAGTAAGAATTGACATTGCTACCTGCTCTGTAACGTGACGATGCACATATGTTTAAGTAATCTATGAATATTATATCAGGTCGAAAAGATTTTTTCAATGCAAGTTCATTAAGTAATGCTTTGAAATGTCCTGAGTGTGCAGCAGCAGTTGGATACTCTTTGATTATAAGAGTACCCTGTGTCTTATCTGCTAGTCGATTAACCTTTTTATCAAACATATTTCTTGGTAGATCGACCAGTTGTTGAATTGGCACATTCAAAAGGTTTGCATCAATTCGTTCAGCAATTTTCTCCTCTGCCATCTCCATTGTAATGTAGAGTACGTTCCTCCCTTGGAGCAACACGGAGCTAGCATGGTGGCACATGAATAGAGACTTCCCGACACCTGTACCAGCAAGTGCGATGTTAAGAGTCTTATTAGGTAAACCACCTTTGGTAATTTTATCAAAGTATTCGAGATCAAAGGGGATCTTATCTTCTGTCTTGTGGTAGTATTCGTACCTGTCTTCATAGTTCTGTAAGTAATCGTGTCCTATATTGTTATCGAAAGAGACTGCTAGTGCTTCAGAAAGAATAGTAGGTATCGCATCACGATTTCTTTTCTCATCATCACCATCTGCGATATGGATTGATTCCATCAAGGCAAGATAAATCGCACGATCACGACACCACTTCTCAGTTGTATCCAGTAACCATTGTGAGTCCACTGGTGTATTAGTAAACTCTTTACTGATAGAAACAATGTTCTTTACTTCTTCTTCTGTAAGATCTGTTCTGTTCTCAACCTCAATATTTAGTGCTTCGACAGTTATACAACTATCATACTTGTTAATAAATGATGTGGTTTCCTCAAAAATAATCTTTTCACTCTTATCCTCAAAGAAGTCTGGTTGTATGAAAGGAATCGTTTTACGAGCATATTCTTCATCATGAACAAGATTACGAAGAATAGTAGTTTCAATTCTCTCCATAAGAAAAATGTCTTTGAGCGATAGTATCAAGTTCTTTCATTATATCATCTGTAAAGTATTCTGTTGGATTCTTTAATATTTCTTTAGCATATATTTTCTTACCATTCATTTCATATCTACCGGCAACATTCTTCCACATACCACCAAGTTCTCCTAGTTCAAGAAGACCGTAATATCTATCAAGTCCTCTCTCATCATAGTAGAGTCGAATGTTTACTTCTCTGTTTTCTTTGGAGAGTCTTGATTTAGCCGTCTTAGCCTTAATAATGTTTCCAACAACCTCTGTCTTATCCTTTTCCTTTTTTTTGCTGAGATAAATGATCGTAGACGCGGCATACTTGAGACCAGAGCCTCCTCCCATTTCTTTAGTCGGGACATAAGATCCGATGACATCATAAGTGTGATTTGTAACTATAAGTGGAATATTTGCTTGACCAAGTTTAAGTGTAAGCATACGGAATGCACCCTTCACAAGTTGTGATTTGGTCATGTCACGAACTTGTTTGTCATTCAATGCATCGGTAATCTCTTTCTCTGTGGAAAGCATACCCAAAGAATCTAATACAAACATACATGGTTTGCGATTCTCTTCTTCTGTCTTAAGGTATATATCAACTGCACGAAGTGCTTTGCTTCGGAACTCCTCTATTGTAACGACATTGACAACAACAAGTCTGTTTTGATCAATTCCACGAGATGATAATAATCCTTTGGTGATTGCAGCTTC